CGAGCTGCGCCAGCTGGTGCGGCACTGGCGCCGGGAATGGCCCGCCTATGCCGCCGCGCGAGGGGTGACGCGGGCGGAGTGCCGCAGCTGGTCGGGGCATCCGACCGCCGGGCGGCTGCTGGCCGCCATCGGTTTCCACCTCGAGGCGCGGCTGCCCGGCTTTGCCGGCGGCGGCGTCGATTTCGACCAGTACGCCTGGATCAGGGAGGACTGAAGCATGTGCATGCGCGCGATCGGCAAGATGTTCGGGATGGAGGCCCCCAAGATGCCGTCCGTCCGGCAGATCATCCCGGCGGCCGACAACGGAGAGGCGAACCGCGAGGCGGACATGGAGGCGGCGCTGCGCCGCCGCCGCCGCGGCGCGGCCGCCGACATCCTGACGGGGCCCGCCGGGATCCCGAGCACGACGTCGCAGCTGGGGGACGCGCGGTGACCGCGCCGCGCTATCGCGAGAAGGCGGCCAGCGTCGAGGCCATGCAGTGGACCGGGGAGAATTCCGGCGAGGTCGTCGAATGGGCGGTCGGCGGCTGGCAGCCGAAGGCGATCTGGATCCGGCAGGCCTATGCCGGGCCGGACGAGATCGAATGCTCGCTCGTGCTGCCCGGAAACCAGGGCGAGGCGAATGTCGGCGACTGGATCATCAAGGACGGCGACACCCTGTCCGTCTGCGGCCCGACCGACTTTGCCGAGCTGTTCGAACCCGTCGAGGAGGCCGCATGACCGAGACCCTGAAGGATCCGCGCGCCGAGGAGGCGATCCGGCGGTGGGACGAGCTGAAGGCCGCCCGGGGCCAGCACGAACAGGACTGGGAGGAGCTGGCGCGGCTGATCCGGCCGCAGCGCGGCGGCTTCGTCACGGCCGACCCGAGCCGGCATCGCGACGACAAGCCGTTGAGCTCGGCGCCGATCATCGCGCAGGAGTATTTCGCCAGCGGGCTGTACGGCACGCTGACGAACCCGGCCAACCGCTGGATGGGCGTCGAGACCAACGACGACGACCTGAACGCCTGGGGGCCGGCGAAGTTGTGGCTGGAGCTGGTCGGCAACCGCATCCTGCGGAGTTTCGCCCCCGGGGTCAGCACGTTCTATGACGCCGCGATCCAGACGTTCGGCGACATCTCGACCTTCGGCAACGCCGCCGGATACGACGAGATCGTCCCGGGCGAGCAGCGGATCATGGACGTGACCCTGTCGCTGGCGGAGGTCTGTTTCGAGATCGACGCCTTCGGCCAGGTGACCGAGGCCGTGCGCAAGTTCGGGTTGACCGGGCGGATGGCCGTGCGCCTGTTCGGGCCCGACGCCGTGCCGCCCAAGATGCTGGAGCGGGCCACTAAGGGGGCGCTCGACCGGGTGGATTTCTACCACCACGTGCACCTGAACATGGACTGGTCGCGCGGCAAGCTGGGGCCGAGGGGCAAGCGGTGGCTGTCGACCTATGCCTGCGCCGAGGGGTGTCGCGTGGTGCGCGAGGGCGGCTATGCCGAGATGCCGTTCTACGCCCCGCGCTGGGAGGTCGACAGCGGCCAGGCCTATGGCCGCGGCCCGGGCATGGTCGCGCTGCCGGACGCCCGCGTGCTGAACCTGATGGACGCCGCGAACCTGCGCGCCGGCCAGAAGGCCGCGGACCCGACGTTGCTGGCCCCGGAGCGCGACGCCTGGGCGACCAGCGGCGTCGTGCGCCCCGGCGAGGTGATTTACGGCGGCGTGAACATGAAGGGCGACCCGCTGCTGCGCCCGCTGGACAATTTCTCGGGCACCGGTCTGACGCTGGAGATGGCGCAGGCCCGGGTCGAGGCGATCAAGGACGCCTTTCACTGGACGCTGATGCAGATGGTGGGCCGGTCAGGCATGACCGCGACCGAGGTGATCGAGCGCCAGGAGGAGAAATTGCGCCTGATGGCCCCGAACATGGGGCGGGTCCAGGGCGAGTTCCTGGCGCCGAAGGCGTCGCGGCGGTTCGCGATCCTGCTGCGCGAGGGGCAGATCCCGCCGCCGCCGCCCGAGATGGCGCGCGAGGGCGCGGCGCTGCAGGTGAAGTACATCTCGGCCGCCGCCATGGCGCAGCGCTCGGCCGAGGGCGCGGCGATGGCGCGCATCGTGCAGGACATCGCGCCGCTGGCGGAGCTGAAGCCCCGCCTGCTCGATCGGTTCGACGAGGACGCCTATGTCGAGCTGATGGTCGAGGCCCGCGGCGCGCCGGGCCGCATCCTGCGATCACGCGAGGCGGCCGACGCGCTGAGCCAGCAGCGCGCCCAGGCCGAGCAGGCCGCGATGGCGATGCAGGCGGCGCAGGCCGCCGGCGGCGTGGCGAAGGACGTCGCCAGCGCGGCGGCGATGGAGGGCGCGGCGTGAGGGAGCTCAGGGGATTTCTGATGCAGTTGGAACGGATGAGGGACATCGCTGCGGCCGCGACGCAGATCGAGGCCTGCCCGTCGGACGGTCTCGAGGCGCTGGCGGCCGAGCTGGGCGCGCGGATCAAGTACAGCTGCGGGGCGGAGCACTGTCGCCTTCTGGGCATAGGCGCGTCGGCGACGATGGATCGGCCGGCGGCGATCCAGGCCTGGGCGCGCGCTGCCCGCCGGAGGCTGGAGCAACAGGTGGAAAGCGAGAGGCCGGCGTGATCGACTATCAGGGCAATTTCGCCGAGCAGGATTTCGACGTGATCGTCGATGCCGAGGCCGGCGACCTGGTCGTCACCGTGAACGGGGAGACGTACCTGCGCCTCGGCCTGCCGCGCCTGAAATGGCGGGCGCTGCACCACGGCGCGGCGCGGGCGATCGACCGGATGGTCGCGCGGGAGATCGACGGGTGATCCTCGACCGGCTGGCTCTGGCGCTGTGGCGCGGACGGATGGATCGCGACGGCGGCGCGGCGGCGCGCGCGCGGGCGCGGCGCTGGCAGGAGGCGGACGAGCGCGAGCCGCAGCTGGCCGGCGACCTGATCGTGCTCGGCCGCGTGCTGGTCGGCCAGCCGGTCGATGGTTCCGGCCGGCTGGCCGCCTCGGCCGAGCAGCTCGCCTATGAGGCCGGGCGGCGCGACCTGGCGGTCGAGCTGCTGGCGATGATGGCTCTTACCCCCGGAGACCTCCGGGCCATGATGGAGATGGACGATGCGTAACAGGTTCGGGCGGTTCGTGCTGTTCCGCGAGGCCGAAGGGAGCGGCGCGGGCGGCGGCGCGGGCGAAGCGGAAGCTGCGGCGGCCGCCGCTGCCGCGGCCGCGGCGGCCGCCGCCGGGCAGGCGCAGGCGAAGTGGTTCGACGATGCGCGGTTCACGCCGCTGCGGCCGTGGATCGACGCCAAGGGGTATTCGGTCGACGATCCCCTCGACGCGCTCGACCGTATCTCGAAGAGCTACAAGAGCGCGGAGACCATGCTCGGCAAGCCTGCCGATCGCCTGATCGAGAAGCCGAACGAGGGGGCGAGCCTGGCCGAATGGCTGCGCGCCCAGGGCCTCGGGGGCCTGCCCGAGAGCGCGGACAAGTACGAGATCGCCAAGCCCGACCTGCCCAAGGGCGTCGACTGGGACCCCGAGCTGGAGGCCGCGGCGCGCAAGATCGCCCATGAGCATGGCGTGACGCCGGCGGCGCTGAATGCGCTGATCGGGGCATACGGCGCGCGGCTGGGCGGTATCATGTCCTCGGCCGAGACCCAGCTGGCCGCCGCCAACGCCGAGATGATGACCAAGTTGGAAACGGATTGGGGCCAGGCTGCGCCGACGAAGATCGCCCAGGCGCGCGCCGCCGCCGCCGAGATCGGCGCCAAGGCCGGGCTGGACGCCGAGGCGCTGGCCAACGTCACCGCCTCGCTGGCCCTGCGGACCGGCGACGCCGGCGTGGTGAAGTTCTTCGCCGCGCTCGGCGACATGATGGGCGAGGACGTGCTGAAGGGCCATGGCGCGGGCGGCGGCGGCGGCATGGCGGGAACGCCGGCCGAGGCGCGCGCGAAGCTCGCCGCGATGGACGGGCCCGACGGCGAGTTCGGCAAGGCCTTCAACCGCGGCGACCAGGCCGAGATGCGGCGGCTTGCCCCCATCCGCGATGCGCTGATGCGCCTGGCCGCCGGGACCTGAGCGGCTCCACCAAGTCAGGCGGAACGGAACCCCAAAAATCCCAAGCATGGAGAGCAGGCGTGAGCGAGCAGACCCAGACCGACCAGACCCAGCCGGATCAGGCCCAACCGGATCAGACCCAGCCGGATCAGGCCCAACCGGATCAGACCCAGCCGGACCAGGCCGAGGCCAATCCCGGTCCTTCGCCGGAGCCGGACGCCGAGCTCGAGGACGAGGACCTCGACCCGGTCGAGCTCGAGGCCGCGCGCGTCTTTGGCCGCGGCTTCACCGGCGCGGAGAAGCGCCTGTCGGATCGGTTCGAGAGCCTGGGCCGCGCGTTGCTGCGCGCATTGCCTCCCGGCCAGGGCCAGCAGGTTGCGGTGCGCAAGCTGCTGAAGACCCGCGACGCCGCGCTGCGGGCGCTGCGGGCGGCCTGAGCGACAGCGCGGAAAGGGCTTGACAACCTTTCCGCGTATTTGAGACGATTCCGCCCAATTCGACGGGGACCGGCTCACCGCGACAGCGCGCCGTCCGTCTGGGAGCCGGGAACACCGGCGGGGTAGCGCACCTGACGCGCAGAAGCGGTCCGGCTGCCGGGCACCCCCTTCGAAAATCCACGCAACCCGTGTTTTTCCGGAGGGGCACATGCCCAAGGACCTGCTCGTCGAGCAGCACCACAAGCTCCAGTTCGAGGCCAACACCCAGCTGGCGACCCAGCGCTTCGGGTCGAAGCTGCGGCGTTACGTCGTCGAGAAGCCCTGCTCGGGCGAGGGCGCGGTCGCCGCGAACCTGATCGACCCCGTGAAGGCCGTTCGCGACGTCGGTCGCCGTCGGTCGAACATCGAGATCACCGCGCCGCGGCGTCGGCGCTGGCTGATCTATCGCGACCCGATCGCGGTCGGCGACTATATCGACGCCGAGGACACGTTCCGCCAGATCGGCGAGCCGACCTCCGAGTTGATCCAGAACGGCGCCATGGCGATCGGTCGCGGCATCGACGACTGCATCCTCGGGCTGAACGAGGATGGCACCGTCGGCGAGGGCGGCATCCTGGGCAGCGTCGTCGAGGGCAAGCGCCCGGGCGGCGCGGGGATCGCCCTGCCGGGCGGCAACATCGTCCCCGCCGCGGCGCTCGGCCTGACGATCGCCAAGCTGCGCGCCGTCCGCAAGGGGCTCGGCCTGTCGGAGGTCGACCTCGACCGGGTGACGCCGGTGATGGCGATCACCCAGAACCAGGACGACGACCTGCTCGGCATCGTCGAGACCGGCACGGCCGACCTGAACCAGCTGGAGCAGCCGCAGCTGCGCGACGGCAAGGTGACGCAGCTGATGGGGTTCGAGTTCGTCCACATCAACGCGCTGCCCAAGGTCGCCACCGTCCGCTCCTGCCCCGTCTGGATCCGCGAGGGGATCAAGCTCGGCGTCTGGCAGGACGTGAAGACGGCCATGTGGAACGACACCAGCAAGCGCAACATCCCCTACTGGCACATCGACGCCTACATGGATTGCGCCCGCGTCGAGGACCTGCAGGTCCGCGTCATCGAGTGCGTCGAGAGCTGAGCCCCCGCCGGGGCCGCTCGCCGGCCCCGCCCCCGTCACATCGCTGAACGAGGAGGCCGCGATGGCCGTCGTCAACCTGAAGTCCACCCTGTACCGCGCCGCGCAGATCGGCGGCCCGGTGCCCGACGCCCGCCTGGTCAAGGGCAACGTGCGGCGCGCCACCGGCCGCATCGTCAACGCCGCCGATGACAGCGCAAACTCGGTCTACCGGCTGATCCGGCTGCCCTCGGACGTGATCCTCGGGCCGGGCACGTATTTCCACAACGCCGGGCTCGGCTTCGCCACCACCCGCGTCGGCATCGCCGGCGCGCCGGCGGCGCTGTTCACCAAGACCACCAGCGCGTCGGTCGAGGAATTCCCGGTCACCGCGATCGAGGCGGCCGCCGCCACCCGCCTGTGGCAGCATGTCGGCCTGGCCGCGAACCCGAATGCGGAGATCGAATTGATCTTCCAGGCCGCCGCCAACGCGACCGGCGACGGGTCGATGAACTTCATCATCGAGTGGATCGACAACCTCTGACCGGCTGAGCGCGATGCCCACCCCCATCGCCCAGTCGGGCATCGCCGCCCAGGCCTTTCGGCTGCTGGAAATGCAGCCGATCAGCTCGCTCGACGACGACAGCGAGCAGGCGATCAGCGCGGCCGAGCAGTATCCCGAGGCGCTGAGGATTTGCCTCGAGCACGGGGAATGGTCGTTTGCCCGCGTCGCGGCGCAGCTGGCGCGGGTCGACG